CTGCATTGGTAGAAAACCCTGCAATTCAACGTAATTGGATGGCTTTTAAAGAGCATAAGTCTTACGAGTTCAAAACACATAACGAAGATAAAAGAATATTAGCAGGTGCTTTAATGGTTGCTGACTTCCCAATGTATCGTAACATGAATGGTAAAGAGTTCTTTGTTAAATTTAGTAGTGAAACTATTGAGCAATTAGCGGACAGGATGGTACTGAACAATAAACTAACTGCCTTTAATTTTGAACACGATGCAAAGAAAGAATTGGCAGACATGCACATTCAACAATTCTTTATAATCAATACTGAGTTAGGGGTTAATACTCCGATAGGATTTGAAGAGTTGCCAAATGGTAGCTTATTCGCATTTGTTAAAGTAAACAATGAGCAAGTGTGGAACGATTATGTAAAGACAGGCATCGTTAAAGGCTTTAGTATTGAGGGCAACTTTGCGACTAAAGAGGAATTTTCAGAGCAAACATTTTTAAAAGAATTTCAAACAATAATAAATATGACAGATAAAAAAGTAGCTACATCAAAACTCGACGAGTTAGTAGCAAAAGCAAAATCTCTATTTTCAGAAGATGTAAAACCTGAAGAGAAAAAAGATGAAGAGGTTAAAATGGCTGAGGCTATGTTGACCGATGGAACTAAAGTAATGTACGAGGGCGAACTTGCTGAGGGAACAATCGTACTATTGGAAGATGGAACGGCTGCACCTGATGGCGAACATACCTTTGAAGATGGCACAGTAATTAGCATTGAGGGTGGTCAAGTTGTAGCGGTTGCTAAACCAATGACTGAGCAAGAAATGGCTATTCAAAAACTAACTGAAATGGTTACTAAATTGGAAACTGAAAATGCAGAGTTGAAATCTAACTTTGAAAGTTCAATCAACAAAGTAGAAGAGAAATTTAGCGCACAAATTAAAGAGTCTAACAAATTAACTGAAGATGTTTTGGAATTGGTTAAAACTTTAGTTGCTGAACCTACTCAACATTCATTCAACACTCAATCTAAACCTAAATCATACATTGATGGGTTAGCTGCTCAATTCAAATACGAACAAACAAAAATAAAATAATAAACAAAATGGCAAATTTAAAATTAAAATTCGGTTTTGATACCGATAACTTAACTGCTTACGTTGACCAAACAAACTTAGAGCTTTTTACTAAAGCAGTATTTAGTGGAGCAACTTCTGCTTACTTAAGCGGACAAGTACAATCAGGCATCAAGTTCAAAGAGCAAATAAACTACATGGATGTAGATGTTACTCTAAGAGCAAAAGAGGGTTGTGGATTAACTTCATCAGGTGATGTGATTTTCGACAAAAAAGAAATTCAAGTATATCCGTTCTACGACCAAAAGACTTTCTGTCCAAGTGATTTAGAAACTTTCTACACTCAAGAATATTTACCACAAGGTTCTACTTATGAGAATATGCCGATTGAGGCAGCATTCGCTGAGTATTATTCTGCAAAGGTAGCAGCAGCAGTTGAGGTGTTATTGTGGCAAGGTGTAACAGGTGGTGCAAGTGGTGTAATTGGTTTTAATCAAATCATAGACGCTGCAAGTCCAATCAATGGTAACCCTACTTCAATCTCAACAGGTACAGGTATTACCACAGGTAACGTAATTGGAATTTTCAATGGTATGGTTAACTTAATCCCTAACGCTTTAGCAGGTCAAACTGATTTGGAGTTCGTTTGTGGTTGGGATACTTTCAGAAAATTGTTACAAGCGTACTTCACTCTAAACAATTTCCACTATGGTGCAACTGAGGAGGCTAGTCCTTATGCGACAGGTTCAATCATTATACCATCATTTGGATTAAGAGTAACTGCTTTACATGGCTTGACAGGTACAAATCGTATTCACTTAACAAGAAAATCAAACTATGTTATTGGTACAGATGCACCGAATGAGTATGAGTCTTTAGATGTATTCTACGAGCGTAAAGACAATACTATTATAGCTAGATTGATTGCTAAATTAGGAACTCAAATACGTTTCGGTGATGAGTTAGTTACCTTTAAATTAGTTTAACCCTTTAATTTTATAACTTATGAGTTGTATATTAAGCACAGGATTTAGTTTGGATTGCCGCTCATCAAAGGGCGGTATATCCAAAATCTATTTGGCAGAGTTAAGCGGTATCGGAACACCTGCGGTTTCATCAGGCATTGCAACCATCACTATGGTGGGTGGTAAAAAGTTTTACGCCTATGAAGTACCAATGGGTGGAGGTTCAGCAACATCTGTACCAAGTGGGGATAGAGCAGTAGGTGGTCGTTTCTTTGCTCAGAACGTAACAATGAACTTACCGAAATACGATATAACCAAACGTAACGAAATGATGGCTTTAGCTGCTCAGACAGTTGCTGCTATTGTTTTAGATGAGAATGGAGAGTATTGGTTATTTGGAACTTCAAGAGGATTACAGATAGCTGAGGGTGGATATGCCACAGGAACTGCAGCAGCCGACATGAGTGGCTATGTAATCACATTGACAGGTGAGGAAAAACTTGATGTCCTTAAAATTGAGTCATCAGCTATTGCTGCATTGATAGCATAAAGTGTTGTTTTCATAAATGGGGAGGGGGTGTTGAGAGATTGACACCCCTTTTTTTAAAATATGATATTATTACAAGAAAATACCGCCAACATAGTAGTCTTAACGTTGACTGAAAAGACAACGATTAACGCACCTACTTACTTATTTAGGTTTGTCAACAAGCAGACCAACGTGGAATATGTATGTATTCAATCGGATACAAGCACCTACAAAACACGTTATAACAAGTTTACCATAACTACGCAAACAACTACTCCCAATCCTTTATTAGGTCAACTAAAATTAAGTTTAGGAGATGAATACGAATACTACATCTACGCTCAAGTGTCAACTACTAATTTAGACTATAAGTTGTCTAATGAAATGGTAGAAACAGGGATAATGAGATACGATAAAATTTTAACCGATAGAATAATTTTTACAAATGGAACAACAACAAGAAAAGTCTTTGGAGCGTAAATACGCCTTTAGTTCAGTACCAATGTACGAACACAAAACCCCTGAATTTATTGAAAACAATGGCGAACAATTTATTATCAATGGCACGAATAATGAGTACCCTGATTATTTAACTTATCTTTATAATAGATGTGGCTTACATCACGCTATTGTTAATGGTAAGGTAAGGTTTATTAATGGGCAAGGGTGGACAATAAAGAACGGATTTGAGAGTGCAGAGTTAAGACAACTATTAGCTAATCCAAACCCAAACGACTCCTTTGATGAATTAATGAAAAAAGCAATAATAGACTCTAAAATATTTGGAGGTTATTATTTAAAATTACTTTTTGTGGGTGGTAAATTAATGAGTGTTTTTCATCAACCCTATGAACAAGTAAGATTGAGTGTAAGTGGTCAAATTTATTATGTTTCAAAAGAGTGGACTAAAAACCAATCAACAAAGAAAAACTTTAAAAGTAAATTCAATCAATTACCTAAAGATGTAAAGGCAATAAAACCATTTGACCCTAAACAAAAAGATGGAGTTCAATTAGTTTATTTTCCCGATTATAGACCTGAGTTCAGAGGCTACCCTTTGCCCGAATATCATGCCTCAATAGTTGATATTGAAACTGATATTGAAGTAAGTAACTTTCACTTAGTAAATGTAAAGACAGGATTTAGTGCAGGTGCAATGATTACCCTTATGGGTGGTGTGCCAAGTCCACAAGAACAAGACGAAATTGAACGCAAGTTTTACGACAAGTTTTGCAATACAGACAATGCAGGACAAATCATGATTCAGTTTGCAGACCTTAATACAGAAGCACCTAAGATTGAAAGTATTAAGCCGACTGATTTAGATAAGCAATTTGAGTCATTAAAACAAGATGTTCAGGATAGAATAATAAGAGGTCACGAAGTTGTGAACGCAATGTTATTTGGTATTAAAACAGAGGGTCAGTTAGGTGGTAGAAGTGAGATTGATTTAGCGTGGCAAATGTTAAACTTAAACTACATTGAACCTAATCAACAAAGGTACGAAAAAGAAATAAATTGGGTTTTAAAAGAATGTGGATTAAGTCCCGTTTTACGAATTGAACCATTAAAAGGTTTAGGTATAGAAATAACGGATGGAATGTTAATGGCATCTTTAACAAGAGATGAAATGAGAAATTTAATTGAGGGACAATTTAATATAGGTTTGAATAAGGTAGTTAAGAAAACAACTGATAGTGCAGCAGAAGTTACTGAGGCTATTAACTCATTAAGTCCATTAGTAGCTAACAAGGTTATTGCGTCAATGACTGCAAATGAGATTAGAGCATTAGTAGGCTTACCACCTGAACAAGGAGGCGAACAATTAGCACCCGAAGTTGCAACACCTCCAACTGAAACTTTTAAAAAAAAGAATTTAGATGCTAACATGGACTCAATTATTTTGTCTAAATTTGCATTAATAGGATTAAGTGCAGATAAGTTTGAATTTGCAAGTGATGAAGATGCGCTTTTAAAATATATCATTGATAAGAATTTAAAAAAGTTGGACATTAACAGAGCTAAAAAAGATTTGGATTTTGATGTTGAAAAAGCATTGCAAAAGTTAATTGAAAAAAACTTAGTAGGTGGTACTTTGGGCGGTTCACAAACTGCACCTAACTTTGACATTAAAGAAGTTGTTGAGCCTGAGACCTTAATAGAGTTTGAAACTAAGTGGAAATATGCAGGACCTAAAGATAGTAAGAATAGAGATTTTTGTGCAAAGTTATTAGGACAAGAAAGAATATACTCAAGAGAGGAAATAGATAGTCTTAACAATGACATGAAAGAATACAATACCGATGTGTGGAAATATAAAGGTGGTTGGTATCACAATAGTGATTTAGACCAAAACTTTCCACAATGCAGGCATCATTGGGCTCAAGTAATAGTAAGAAAAAAATAGTATGAGTTTAACACCACAATTTATATCGATAGAGGTTATAAAAGACCAATCAGTAATCAATGAGAATGTAGATAGTAAACTATTGCAACCTACTTT